AAAGAGGAAAAATCTCCTGTTTAACTTTTTTTGCGGTTGGAATACTCAAAGCAATATTTGGGTTTCTATCTACAAACTCTTCGTATATTTGATAACCCATATCTGTTAAAGTTTCATCACTAGGATCTGTGTCCTTGGAATTAAACCATTGAGTCGTAAAATTAATAGCATCAGATATATGGAAGAGTTCATTTTCTTGAACTTTATTTCTTGTTAAAGCATCTTCTCTAGCTTCAGTCTCATCTATTAATGTGCTTCTAGTATTAGCTATAGTCCTTAATTTATTTCTTTGAGCTGAATCTAATTGACTCCGTTCTTTAGCTAGTTTCCTTACTTCAGTATCAGAAAAATTTGTCTTTAAAAGATCATTAGTATTTCCTGAGGCAAGAAACAAATTAATCTGATCTAACTTTCTAGCATCAGAAGTGCTTGAAATAACATCATTGATATGATGGTTGGCATCAATAGAATCTAAACCAATCGCAACTGATTTTAATGTATTTTTTGGGACAAGGCCTAAAGCTATAAGATTAGAAACATCCCGATTTATTTGCTCTCTTATAAGTTTCTTTTTATTTGGGTCTGTTTCGTTTTCATAAGCTTGTTCAGCCATCTTAATATTTAACTTGGTGCTAGCTTCGGCTTGAGCTAAATGTTTGCTTTCAAGATAAGCATGAATATCAGGTTCAGTTCTTGCAATAACATCAGAGCCAACTTCTGTAATAAAGTTTGCATACTTACCTTCTGCATTTTTATGCATTTCAGCCAAATATGTTTCCATACTTGACTTATAATTTGCTAAGTAATTACCACTTCGTTTATGCTTTTGACTAAATTCTTTTGATTTAGTTCTGATTTCATTTTCTATACTTGCATAAAATCTTTGATCTAATATTTGTCTGTACGCTTCAGACCTTGTTGTCCCCCATGTCTTAGGAATTTTAAGACCAATAGGCTCTCCAGTATTTCTGTCTAATGTAGTAATCTTATCAATTGTTAAATCTTTTGCAGCATCAGTACCCTCTACCCGAGCAATTCTATCAGCCTCACGAAACATTTGAGAAGAGGCATTTGCAGAAGCATTAGCTATCTGATCTAATGCCGTAGCAACATCTGCACCAGCAGTAGTATTAACACCAATAGAACCAGTTGTTATCTTATGCTCTTCTCTGATAACTCTAGCCATTACATACTCCTCTTAACATTCATCCCTGTACTTATGATAGTTGAAAACGCAGTTGCATTTCCAGCTCTTTCATAATACGCTCCAGCTCTTCTAAGATTAGAAGCTTTCTTGTCTAGTTGTATACTTCTAATCAAAGAGGTAGAAGCTATCCTTGATACATCTTCATGGGCAATAGATCTATTATAGTCCATAAAAGCCCTTACCGATTGGTCATCCTTCCCTCTTCCAGCATAAGCGAACCAAGCATCATTAACACTTGAAGCTTCTGCAAAATCTCTAAGCCTTGCGTTTTGCTGTTCTATGGCTGCAATCTCAGATTGTTTTCTTTCTATCTCAGCATTAATCGCATCTTCTTCTGCTCGTCTTCTTCTTTCTCGGCCAGCTTGGATCTGAGTTCCAGCAGTAACAATGCCTCCTAATATTCCTAAAATTAAAAATGGGTTCATTATATTTGTACCTCTGCAATAATACTATTAATCTGGGCAGGGAGTGGGGCAGATTGAGTAATGGTAATTTGCGGATCTCGACTATAACCTAATAACCTAAATTCCTTTTTCCCTGTAATAGCTGTTCTAGCTTGAGAAAAATCATCAGTAACATTTCTAATCTCTAGCTTTTTATCATTTACCGATACAGACAGAGTATTGTTCAAGTCAATAATAACTCTACCTAAACCTCTAAGCATTCCTGTAGTTGGGCCATTTGATGTAATAATATCTAATGGGTTTGTTTTAAGATTAATATCAAAAGCTATACCAATCTCTGCTGATGATAAGGAGCTATCAACTGCTGATACATTAATATTCCCACTAGAGACAGTAAACTTACCTAAGTAATCATTACCACTAATAACATCTAATGAAGCCCCATTATCAAATTCATCACTAACATCAAAGACCCCACTGCTTCCACTGTATACTTGAGCCATATCCAAATTAAGTGATTCATCAATTTCCATTAATACATATTTCTCTGTTCCAGCTCCTTTATTATATTGGCCTATAACAAAAACTCTTTCATCTACAGTACAAATAGATTTAAACTTTCCAGAATTACCTGTTGTAAACTGAGTCCATCCAGCTCTCTTCTCTGCTCTATTGGAATTAAATACCGCTATTGTCCCATCATTATTAACAATGAAGATATAAGATTCTGGTCTTGATATTGCAGCTTGCAGAGTTGTCATTTGAACAGGGCTTACAATCAAATGAGAAGATAAAGTAGAAACACCATTAGCAATGTATGCAGCCTCAGTATCAGAAAATATAAATTCTCTAACCACTGTCCCTGATCTTTGAAGATAAATAGTAGCTCCATCAAACACAAAAGGTTTTACTGTGCTAGCCCCATAAGGAGTCTGTCTTCTGATCATAGCATTAGTAGGAGTAACTGGTGTATTCTCAAAAGCTGGAACTATAAACTCAGAACTCTCAGTAAATACTTGTAAGTCTCTATTGGAAACCAAATGCTTAATACTGTCTAACTGACCAACACTAGATGATAATTGTATAGATTGATTATCGTAACCAGCCCCAGTATTAAAATTAAAAAACTCTCCAGATTGAGAACCCCATAATCCATCAGGTTGAGATAAACTGCCCCCAAACCATAACCTTCCTTCATGAAAACAAACGGCAGCTGGATATCCTCTAATAGCTGAGAATGATTGTTCTTCAAATTCAGCAGTAGCCGAAGAACAAACCACTTTAGGAGCACCACCCCCATCACCAGATGCAGTAGCCGTATCACTAGCGTCAGCAGTAATAGTAAAAGTATTTTCATCAATTAAAGCGACAACAGTTTTTGCCCCATCTATATTAGCTTTAGCAATACCATTAACAGCATCAGCTTCTGAAATAGTAATAGAATCATTAACATTAAGATTATGTAATGGCATAGTTACTTCTATAGTTCCACTACCACTAATTGTTCTAAGAGCATTAACCCCAAGTTTAGTGAATAAAGATTCCGTTACTGTCCCTGTAGCTTGAGAACCAGATTGCACAGAAGCAATAATAATCTCCTGTTTTCTATATCTCATCGTTACATCAACGTGTAATGAACTTGTATAATTTCCACTTCCATCTGCTGATCCTGTCGTATCAAAGTAATTAAAGGCCGTATACTTGGAAGCATGCGTATTTGAAGTTAAAGGCTGAGAACCAGAAGATGTATGAGCTGTATTAACTCGGTAAATTTGTGTTGTTGATGTGTCCTTCACTAATGCACCAATAGCATATGATGTACTGGCAGCCCAATCATTCAAAGTACCTGATGGCTTTACTGTTAATGTTACTGATCCAGTACTACCACTTGGAGTCATTGTTACCCCAGGAGATTGAAATGCATAGTATGGTTGATAGACCTGCTTTAAATCTGCTCTTTGGTCAAAGGAATAAAAAGATACTTCAAAAGTAGTTAAACTAGTTCGCACTAATTTGTATGGCATAAAAGTAATATGACATAGAAATAGAACATCACCAGATTGAGCGTACGTTATTTCTTTTAGCTTAGAAGTAGCTAACGGAGTTGCTAAAGAAGTTCCATCTACATCTGTTGTTATAGTTTGTATCTTTGTTACTGCACCAGCAGAAGCATTCCCATTTGCTAAAAAATCTAATATGAATATTTCTATCTGACCAGCAGATAAAGCCACAATATATCTTTCATCATCACTAAAGATAAATGGAATGATCCTTATGTTTTGATCTGTACCTGATACGGTCTGACTAAACTCATAAAGATGCTTTGTCCCCGGTCGTTTAATTACACCACCTTCAGCTCTGAGTAGAAAATTCGTAACTTTTTGTGCAGAATTGGTGTAAACTGCTATGTCCGTTCTTCCTATCAAAGAAGGACTAATCTCTCCATATTGGAAATTAGTGAAAGGAATCCTGATCGTCTGCATTAACTTCGCCTTGAAGTAATAAATCTCGATGTTTCAAGCTTGCGTGTAGTCTGCTGTTGTGAATCTAGACTTCTTGCTTTCGCCATTGCAGCATCAGATCGTTGAGTCATTAAACTAGCCAGTGATGCATCCCTTGCTATTGAAGTAGCGAGAATAACTGACAAAGAAAACTCAACGGCTAAAGTAAAATAAGACGGCCAGTTCTGTTCATCAGCTCTAAAGGTATAATCTGAAATAACTGTATCGGTTGTAGATGTATCTGCATAAACCTTATCTCCATAAACTTGATAATCAACTAAATTATCATTTACTGTTATCGCATGGAGCATAAGTAAATTACTAGGAAGCTGATAAGCTAAGTCATACCTTCCAGTTGGAGCATCTGTTAATTGATTTAAAGTAGCTTGATTAGTAGAGAATCTCCATCTTGTGTTACATAAAGCGGATTGAGCCACATCTTCATATAAGTTCACACAAACAAGAGCTTCAGTAGTACCATCATCAAAAGAACTAATTGGTTCAGCCCCAATAAGAATCAATGCTCTACTGCATATATCTAAAGGAGTATCTGCTGTGGTGCTTGTTAATGCCATATAATGTTAGGGGGAGCAAAGCTCCCCCTATCCTTTGTTTTAGTCGCCATCTGTTTCAGCGATAGCAGTACCATCCGATACGTCTACAACTGAACCAGTATTTGACAATACACTTACAAAACTAGTTGTAGGTACATTGGTATCTGAAACGATGATAACATCACGCACTGCAAGCATATTTGCTGCGTCATTAAAATAACCAGCAGTATTTACAGTAGCAATAGCATCTGTTGTAGAGTACCACCACAGATTACCATTTGATGCACCAGCAAGACGAGTTAAACCAGAAGCAGAATAAGCCATGTTAAAAACCTCCTCTAACTGTTGTTATCAAGAACTTCGTAGATACCGTTGTCATCAATAACAACAGCACCCATTGACATCATTGAAGTTGTCAAATGTGCAGCTCTCTCAGGTACATAGTTAAGCTCGGTAGAAACATCAGCTCCAATTCCCAGACCTACGGAAGAGGAATGATAAGCCATATTCTTACCAGCAGTTACAGCCGATGTAGAGAAGATTTGAAAACCTAAAAAGTTCTTCATCGTCATCCCACCAGCAAATGGTAGATTTTGATCGCCAACATAATCCGAACTTGCAAACTCTTCAATTAAGAATAAATCTGCAAACCCTTTAGGATTCATAGCTAGGAAACGACCACCATCTTCTGGGATATCAGCAGCACCCATTGTTTCAAACAATGAGAGTAAATCTGCTTTAGCCAAAGCACTTCCAGTGTCGTGAATCTGTGTGCTGTTAGCACCAGCATCCATAGCAGTGATAAGAATCTCATCAGTCTTTCGACCTAGAGCAGCAGCAGCACTCTTTGCAACTGCTTGTCTCTCATCAATGTTAACTTTTAACTCATCCAACTTGTCGATATATTCAGAGGCATAGTAGTCAGCCATCGTAGCTTCAACAGTTGTATGAGCTAGTTCCATTGGAGTAACAAGTCCATTCCTAGACTTGGTACTCGCTGAGCCTGTACCAATCTTCTGAAAGCGAACAACGCTACCAGAAACATTGCCAACAGTACGAACCGTGTTACGCAGTTTAGATCCCATACGCTGATAGGCTAAATGCACTTCAGATTCAAACTGTTTTATAAAGGCTGTAGATATTGTGTTTGCCATGAGCAACACTCCCTTATAAAAGTTTCACCATTGTCTTTTCGGTTATCTGGTAGGATCACCTCAAAGCAATTATCCTTTTATAAAGGGTCGCTCAGTGCATTACAGGCCGTGACATTTCATTATAAATAATATTTTTAATTGAATTGCAACGAAAAAATTCAATAAAAATAAAACCATTGACATCTATTTTACGCCCAAAAGTAAATCCACTATTCTCTAACCATTTCCTAGTAGCCATATTCTCAAGGGGAATAATGTTATGCAGTCGTGCGTAATCACCCTGTAAAAGATCAACCATCCACTTAGTATTTCTTGCAATTATTTTTCTACATTTCCTAATATTCCCAGAAGATAGCATCCAAACTCTGGCATAATCTGGCCTCCAAGAAGATACTGTCCCCATCATAGCAATAGGATTCTTTCTATATAAGAGTGTATAGGAAATAGAACCATCTTGAGTAAACGGATAAGCTAAAGCATATCTTGGCTCTACTCTCAGCATTTCTAATTCAACTAAATCTATATCTCTTAATCTGGGTGCTAGGTAATCAACATGATCCATAGTAGATTTAACTAGGCACAACCCATCGTCTTCTCTAATAATCATTGATCTGGATGTAATTTCGCCCATGCTTCATTTACTTGTTTAACAATGTTAAGATCTCTTTTTGCTGGATTATGATACCTTTCGTCTTGCATCATACTCTCAATAGTTTCTTTATCTATTCTATTAGCTGGTTGTGTTTCAATACTAGAAGATGTTTTCAATGAATCCATAATAAGTTCTATAGCTTCTATACCTTTAGCACTATCAGCAAGGCCGAGAATAGGCTTAATTAAATCTTCGCCAAAGAATTGATTAGCCCATAGTTCTGCAGCTTGGATTCTTTCTTGTGCATTATCACCTAGCTTTTTAGTTTCTTCCTCTAAGTTGCTTTCATTGCCAGTAAATTGATTGCGATATATTTCTATT